GAACTAATCTATGTATAGAATAAATGATATCGCATTTGATGAATATAAGGTAGTGAGTGTTGAATTGGAATTGGATAGTTGTGATTTAATTATGAAGGTTAAATTCACAAAAGATGATGACAGAATAACAAAAGAAAAATCTTATAGATTCAAAACAAATTGTGATGTTAATATAAATAAATTGATTGAAGAGTTAAAAGGTATAATAAATGAGTAAGGTATTTCATAGAAAACAATTTAGTAATTATCTTGGTGAACAAAGAGCCATAGATGATATCATTGCTCAATTCATACCAAATCCATCACCAACACCTTCACCAAGTCCATTACCTGTAACACCTACGCCAACACCTACCAAAACACCTACACCTACACCTACACCAAGTATTACTCCAACTTTAACAAGTACGCCAACTTTAACGCCTACAAATACACCAACACAAACGGTTACTCCAAGTATTACACCAACAAGAACCCCTACAAAAACACCTACACAAACACCTACGAACACTCCAACTCCAAGTCAAACACCAGCATTAAGGAAAACAGAATTGTATATTAATACTCAAGTTCCTTGTAATGATATTGTTTCGGGTAGTACAAATGTAATAATTGCACAAGGAACTCCTGTTCCAATGTTACCTGACCCATTGGTTAGTTATGCTGGTTATGGATGTTATGGAAATGTGCCAATACCTTATCCAGGTTTAACATATACCTTTACAATACAATTAGACCCTAATTGGACAATAGCAGATATTGGAGCACCATACGGATATTTTGATGAAATAAGATATAATGTTATTAGTGGTTCAGCACCTTTTTGGAATTGTAATATTGAATATTATTATGAAGGTAATTTACAATATACATTAGGTGGTGAAAATATCCAATATGGTAGTAGATTCACTATATGTCCTGTTGATATTATATTTTCAACAGATGTAATATTCTTCCTTACAAAAATAAGAGCCCTTGCTACTGAAAATAATGTTGTTATATCCACAGAAGATAATAATGATATTTGGATAAATGGTTGTGCACCAATAACACCTTAAAATAAAAAAATTAAAAATTAAAAACACAAAAATAATATGTCAGTTTTAATATCAACTCTACCTTCTTATACAGGCACCGCTTCCGATTTAAGATGGTTTATAATGAATAACAGCGGTGAAACAACAACCTTTAAGTATAGTGGATATACAAGTCCATTTATATCTACTGGAACAACAAATAAAGTAGTTCAACCATTAGAGGATAAAGCGTTATTACAAATTGGTAGTGGAAACACCTTTAATGATTATAGTGGTTCTAATGTAAAAAATGCTGTAGCAATAGGTAATAGAAACAAAGTGGATGGTGTTGCTGATACACCACAACTTTTTATTGGTAATGATTTAGATAGTCAACAATTCGGTTCATACGCATTACACATAGGAAGCGGACACTACGCATCAGGTTCTTACAATTTAAGTATTGGTGATAATAGTTTTGAAATGAACGGGAGTTTTGGTTTAATAATAGGCAGTGGAAATGGTGGTAGTCAACAACACAAACAATGGGGTACATTTGGATTTAATTTAGGACAATCATGCCAAATACAAGGTATAGATGGTGCGTTTATTTATGGTAAAAACCATACAATATCAGGTGGTCAGTGGGGTGGTATATTTGGTGGTATTGGTAATAGTATTAGTTCAGGAAACTATAATTCTATTCTTGGAGGAGAAAGTAATAGTATTACAGGTGGAACACATCAAGTAATGTTAGGTTGTTCTGGTAGAACAGCAACAAGAAGCACAGCAACATTTGTGGAAAACTTGGTTGTATTTAACTACGCAGCATTAGATTTCGCTAATGATACTGCCGCAGCAGCAGGTGGTGTTGTATTGGGACAGGTGTATCACCACAATGGTGATTTAAGAATTAGAATAGTGTAAAAACAAAACAGAAATGATAATACTAAACGAAGGTTATAACAATATGAACGCAACTTGTTCAAGGAATAAATCCTTGACTGGTTCTGTTTCTTATCTTTTCGCATTTAAACATAAACTTTCTCAAGAGGTTTGGCGTGTGGTTCCTTTTAGAATCCCACCAAGTGTTGGATATGCACCAGGTTATGATTTGTTTAGTATTAATATCAACCCGAATATTCCTGAAACAGGATTAACGGGAGCCACAACAACAGGACAAACAAATGTTCACTTAATTGAAGGTGAGTATTACATTAAAGTGTATGAACAGTCCAGTGCTTTATCAGGAAACACCAATCCAAATCTTGCTTATGATGTTGTTTATGAAACCATTGGTAGAGTTAATTACTCTGCATCAACTGCTCCTATCACATATTCAGGAACAACAGATATTTATAAGATATACGAAGGATGATTAACATTGAAAAACTAAACTTTGGAACCAATACCATTACCTCATTTAGGGAGGTTATCAACAAAAATGAACCATTTGTAAGATTTGGTGTGGATAACTTATTTCCTGAAGAGTTGTATATGCTTCTTGATGCAAGTCCAATCCATAACTCTGCAATTAGAGCAAGGGTTGATAACTGTGTTGGTTCAGGTTATGTAAATGATTATAAAACCAATTCTAAACAATACCTTAATGATATATCAAAACAGATGTTCTTTGAGTTCATTGTTACAGGTAATCTGTTCTTGGAGGTTGTATGGAGAAAAGATAGAAGTGAAGGTTTGGCAGGTTTTTATGTAATTCCAACAAAGTACATGAGGGTTCACAAACCTGAAGAAATGGGAGCACCAGCAACCAAGTATCTTTATTGTCGTGATTGGGCAACCTATAGAAAGGGAACCCCGATTATTGAGTTCAGTGAATTTGACCCAATGAACTACACAGATAGACAAATCATTCATATCCGTAATTATGGACCTCAATCAGAATATTATGGTGTTCCGTCTTATCTTGCCTGTATCAATGATATCAAGTTAAACCACGAAATAACGGTGTATAACCTCGCCAATATCATCAATGGATGTAGTATGGGTATGTGGGTACATTTCAATCAACCAGCCCCTGATTCTGAAAATGAACAGAATATGATTTTGAGAAAGATTGAAGATAGATACATGGGAGCAGACAATGCTAACAGGGTAATCATATCTTATGGTGAAGAAGGACAAAAACCTGAAATTACCCAAATCCAAACAAATGTGGAAGATGGTTATTTTTCAAGTATATTTGAATTAGTTCAACACCAAATCTTATGTGGTAATGGTATTGTTGACCCAAGTATTATTGGATTACCAACAAGGACTGGGTTCAGTTCATCAGCCGACCAATTGGAAACATCATTCAAATTGTTCTTATCAACCAATATTTATCCAACACAGAAATTCATGAATAGGGAATTAAAACCTGTTTTTGAGTTGATATATCCAGGTCAAGAAATTGACTTAACAATAATCCAAAATAATATCTTATAATATGTCATATAATGTTTTATTCATATCAGAGCAAAAGTTAAAAGATAACACCCCGATTACGGACAATGTGGATTCAAGTGAATTAAGATTTGCCATCCTTCAAAGTCAGGCAATAATGATTCAAGAAACACTTGGAACAAACCTTTATGAATATCTTTTACAGATTGTTGATGATAATACAATTAACACTGATGGGGCACTTTTTAGATATAAGGCTTTGATGGATAACTACATTCAACCAACTTTGATTGCTTGGAGTTACTACTTGGCTCTTGATAACTTTTGGGTTAAATTTATCAACATTGGTTTGGTTCAGAACAGAAGTGAACAAGGAAATCCTGTTGACTTAAAGACATTACAATATCTTAAATCAAACGCAAAGAACCAAGCGGAGTTCCAAGATAACTTGATGAGAAGACACTTGTTATTTAGAAGTGGTTATTACCCACAATATTTCAGTGGTAATCTTAATGATGGACAATTGCCACCTGATACAGATTCAGCATTCAAGGCACCAATATCATTACCAGGTGCAGGTTTCTATTATGGTAGAGGTAATTGTTTGGTTGGTAATAATTTCAATGCACTTGGACCTTTATGTGCCAATAGTTCACTGCCGTCATGGTACGGAAGTGCCAACAACTCACCAGGAATGCCGAGGGGATGATAAAAACCCCCAACTAAAAGTCAGGGGAATTTAACATGGGAGTTTTATTTAGAGGAGTTCTTGAGTTGATTTAACGCAATCTCCGTCAATCTAATTTCTTGTTTGATGTGAGCAGGTGTCCCATAACCCGATGAGTTATAGGTTGCTTCCTTAACCCTTAATGAGTTAAGTTTTTGGGTAAAGTATTCAATTTTTGTATCCATAACACTTAATAAATATCATTATGATATTGAAACTTACTTATTATCTATGTGTTCTTGGATTGTATCCAATCTTTTACCAATCTCTGCGGTGTATCCGTTTTCAACATAATCAACGATTACATTTGTAATACCCACCAATTCTTTTAGTGTTAAACACTTCTCACACGAGGTGCTCCACTCCAATACAAGTTTCAAACTTGATTGTGTTGCGATTTGTCTATCTTTATTTTGAGCCATGATTAGAATGTATAATAAGTTGAAAAGTTTTCAGTATCAATTTCAATATTGTCTATGGTATGTTCGTTGAACGCATTAGCAACCGCTTTGATATGTAATGGTTCATCAAAGTAAGCGTCTAACGCTTCGTTGAACTCTACACTATCAACATCATAATCACCTTCATAACCATATTGTTTTAGTTCGTTTAATAAATCTTCAACACTATCAAAATTCCTTGTAATGTCGTAGTCGGCTTTTACCTTGATTGTTTTAATTATTTGTATCATATCTTTTATTATTATCTATCTCCTAACATTTCTTCATATGCTGCTCTTTCAGCGTCTAATTGTTTTTCTCTATACTCTTGGTATAGGTAATCTTCATCACCTTCATTGTGTGTAAAAAAGTGAGATAGGAATTCGTTTACTTCCATTTGTTCGTATAATCTTTTTGTCTGTCCCATTGTCTTACAAATATACTACTTATTTTCCGTATTATCAAATTCGTCAATAACTAATACCAACTTATCCATAATCTTTTTGTATCCAATCATTTCAGGATATTGGGCTGTGATGTCCATACATGCGTTGTAAAGGACTTTAACATCTTGTAGGTATAAAGTCATATCCACAAGTGTGTAATCGGTTTGGGGGTCAAGTTTTCTATATTCCATCTTATTTGTTTTTTCTTAATTATTATGATAATACCCACTCAAATCCACCAAAATTAAAATCAGATAATCGGTGGTAATCTTTGTCGTGTTTGTCTAAAAAGGGGTCACAACGGAAGTATCCATCATCTGTTCCTTGAACACCTTTTGCTTCGCAGTCGTTCCACCAAATACCGAATCCTTTGAATGTAAATTCACCTTCAAACGCTTCAGGGGTTTTGATGAAGGATTTTAAATCTTTTAAGTTTGTGATGTTTTTCATAGTGATACAAAGTTATGCTATTTTTCTTATTCTACCAAATTTATTTTTCTATAAAAAAAGTTTTATCTTCATTTAATCTTTGGTAAAGTGTCTTGTATGCGTGTTCCCACTTACTTTCTTTACAAACATCCCAAGTCATATTTGCGTGTTCTACTAAATTAAACAAACTCTTAATGTAATAACCTTTTGTTTCCCATTTCAACAAAAATCTATAACAAGCAGATACAACATCTTTTGTTTGTTGTCTATTATGCTGATAAGGATATAGTTTCCATAAAATTTGGGTAATCTGATACTCTCTTTCTTTCTGTGTGTTTTCCATAGTGATACAAAGTTCGGGATAATATTTGGATTATACAAGCGATTAGTTAAAAATATTTTTAAGTTCTTGGGTCAAATTATCACCACACATATCCACACAAACCGCTTGGATTACATCATCAGGAAGATTACCAAATACCACATCTTTTCTACCCATAATACTAATAAGAGCGATGAATGATTTTGCGTCAAGTTTAGATGGGTTTATCAAATCTAACAAACTAATCTTACCAATTTTGGTCTTGAACTTTTCATTACCTGCTACATCAACCCATTCTTTCAAGGTGTTTGCTTCAGCGATTACATTACTCATGATGATTTCAATTTTGTTTAGGATTTGTTGTTTTTGGTCTTTCATAATGATACAAAGATACATCAAACAAATGTAACCACCAAACAAATCAATAAAAAACTTCTAATGTTTCTTTGTCCTTACCTCTTTGTTATACCAGTTGTAATAATCCGTTGTTCCACATTGTGGTGGATTAAGATGTTTGTACTTACCCCTTTTCCTTTTGATTGGAATGGTTAAATCAACACCACTCTTTTCAAGTACTCGTTCAATGAACTGCTCGTTGATTGTTTTATCACCATCAGTATTATATCCCATCTTTGTTAAGATGAACTTTAATGCTTCCTCATCAGATATGGGTTCAGGATTTAATTCCCTATACCTGACACGATGACAGGGTATGCAACTATACTGATAACCTGACTTACACTTTGGACACAGGTAGAACTCTGCGATAGGTTTGTATTCCTCACAGGTTGTGCAATAGTGAAATTGTCCTTCTTCAGTATCAATGAGTTTTGGTATATTAAGTCGCATAAGTAGAATATAAGTATTTACCCCCTAATTTCAATCTGGTTAAACCAAATTCATTGTGGTGGGGTAATTCCTCAAATACTTAATTCCCTTCTCTGTAATCCGATATAAATTGGATTCACCCTTTTCCCTGAAGACATCAATGTAATCTTGGTTATGTAGTTCCTTAACCCTTCTATACATTTTCTTTGCTTGTGATACCTCTTTGGGTGATAAGGTGCAGAACCTTTTCTTTGTTGTCTTGTTAAAGATTGTTGATAAAATTTGAAATTGTTTTGTTGTCATTGTAGTTTGTGTTTGTTCATAAATTGTTCATGGACGGTTTGTCCTGTAAAGGTGTAACCTAATCGTTCTAATATTTGTTGTGTTCCAATAAAATCATCTTCTGTTATTGGATTGAGTTTTAGATAACTCATTTCCCTATCATCATCAGGGTCCTTCCTTGAGTGGTGTATTTTACATCTTGAATCCAAACC